AAAATCAAATCTATCATCAAGCACTGGAACAATGGTGCTGCGACAGTTTGGGTGGATAGGCGGTCTCGGACCTTTATCTATTGGATACTGCGTTCCGTCCAAAGACCTGCATTGTGGAGATGTGCGGCTATCCAACGTGCTAACCCATCGCACTTGCTTAACTATATCGGCATTGTTCTGCCAAACCTGCTCCCTAGCCTGAACCGATGCGTGTTGCAGCGCAGTTCTGGTTATCGTCTTAGCGGTGTTGTTCATTTGGTACAAGATTCCATCAGTGAACTTATTAGCCCTTGTGCCGCGCACCGCTTGTAGAATTTGGTTTGTAGTCTGCCCTTCGTAGTACCCTGCGTTGATAGCACCTGCAACGCGCTCAAGAGTTCTATTGGACATATCTTTGATAAATGGCTTTAGCAGTTTGCCGTTATCAGCGCCAAGTATTGTCAAAGGATTGTTGAATACTGCAAATTCTAGTGCAGCAGCGGTAGGCACCACGAAATCAGCAGCAGCGACTTGCCCTAATGACCGTATCTCAAAGCCCGATTCGTAATCAGCGAGGCTTATAGCTTGCTGTGCCACCTGATCTGTGAACTTGTCGGACAGGATACGCAGGTCACCACGCACCGAAATCAGCAACTGGTTTAGGCGGTCTCTGGAAAAATCCGTGAGATTACGCCCAGCCAGCCTAGCCGATACAGTGCGGTCTATTTCCTTCAGGAACGCTTCGACCTTGTTAGCTTCACCAGTTTTTAACCTTTCTAGGTAAACTTGGTGGCGAGTCGCTATATCAATTAGCTCCTCTGGTGCTGTAGCCATTAGTCAGCCTCAAGATCGGGCATACCGCCCATAGTTCCAAGTTCTTCTTGGTAATCTTCCAGTTCCTTTTCAGAACTGATTAACCCATGCTTTTTCTGCCATGCGAACAAGTCAGATACAGGGAGAACGCCTTGCAAGAATGACGCTACCACTGCGTTTAGCATTTGAGCATCTGCCTTCGGGTCAATGAAGTCTTGGCTCAGGTTATATTCGTATTCAGCCTCTCCACGGACGCCCATGAACTGCCCTGCTATTTCTAACGCAATTTCGTAAGCCTCGGAGACATTATGCGCTATCAGGGAGAGAACCGAATGCTGTGCCATCAGCTCGCCGTCAATCTGCGCTGCTGTTTTGGCTACGCCGCCTTGCTGCATAAACATCGCACCCAAGCCGATCATTAATTGTACTTTGTCCATCATTGCTTCGCGCGCCAACATATTCGGCTGCGCCTGTGCAAAATCGAACCGTTCGCCAGATGGAACACCAATAAGCCTGCCGCTGCCGACATACATATTGTTCTGCTTCATCAAGTCTACTGTTTCTTGGTTGAGTCCACTCATCCATGGCTGCACCTGCCCCACAGTGAATACGGAATCCTCGTATATCGCTGAGTTGTTGTAATGCCCCACGTTAATCTTAGCTAGATCGTACATCGGAGGATGGTCTACTTGTGTGGTGTTAGCCTCTGAGCCAACAAACACAAACGGAATATAATCTAGCAATGCGCCAGAGCCGTCTCGTGGGAATACTTCAGAGTCTATGTACCATTCAAGCTGCTCGTTTTGGCACCATTCGCGCTGTACATAAACGCCTTCTTCGAGTGCTAACTCTATACGGATGTCTTTGTCTTTGAGCGTATAGCCGTCTGGCTCAGTTTCAGGTCGAGTTGACTTCAGAACTACTAGCACTGGCTTAACCTTTGAGCCTACTCGTTCTGTACGCCAGTTGATAATGTCTCGCGCATCGTAACGAGTGATGGTAGCGAATACCTTACCGTTTAATATGTCAGCGCGTGATACTTCGCCGTTGGTAGTAGGAAAGTCTACAAGCAGCCCTGCCCGACCAATGCGGATAACGTCACGCACAACTTCTTGAGATTGCTGATAGATGGATTCGCCTGCGCCGTTAATGTCATAACGGATATAATCTAATTCATCTGGGACTTGTAATGTGGGTACTTTTGCGAAGATTTTACCCACAAAACCACGATTTGTGTAACCAGCGACCGCTGCGAACACACTTCGGTGAAAAAATTGGTCATTTCTCATCTTGTTCTCAACTGAAACGTCAGCGTTATTCAGTTTTACGAGATACCTTCTGAGGTTCTTGGAATCGCAAATGTCGTTTACGAGATTCCAGTTTTCGATATTCTCCCTGTACTTAGGGTGCTTAAAATCAATGCTCATCTTGCCATGCCTATGTCTGTGACCACGACAGGTCTGCCCAGCGACCACTTGCGGTGTAAGAAGTAACCTGCCGCATCAACCCAGTCGTCTATTGCAGGATGTTCACTAAACTTTTCTGGTGCGCCCTTAACGTAACCTTGCGATTCAAAAGCATCAGTTAGGTTAGGGCAAGTATCGGTGTTAACCAATAACCGATCATGCGATAAAAGCCCGTTTACTGCGTTTATTCGGTCTCTGACCATTGGATTCGCGTTCGGGCAATCTATAGCGTAACCGTGAGAACGTATTATATCAATATCTGAGCCTGTAGCGTTAGTGCTGCCTGATTTACCACTGGCGTCTGGATATACAGTTATTTTTCGACCATTTGCCTCATACTTTGATAATCGTGAGCAAAAGTCTCGCGTATCGTGCGAAACAAATTCGTCTACCGCTATCGGGTTATTATTTTCGATTAACGAAACCACAGCGCAGCAACCGCCTATATTGAAGTCAATTCCAACTTGTAAAAACTTGTCCGAGTCAGTAATCGTGCGGTCTGTATGATGTTTATTCCTATCAAAGAAATGGTAAACCTTATTCGCTGATAAGCTAACGAACTCGCCTTTAAGAAACAGATCAGCGAGCACTGGGTCGTAATTGTCTAGTATTTGCTGCACGTAGCCATCGGGCAAGAACGGATTGGAAACAGTCGGTGACTTGATAACTTCGTAGCCGTCTTGCAGCGACTTAACCCATTTCTGGTATACGAAACCGCTATAACCTTGGTCTGGTGTCGTTACGCAGCCGATTGTATTACCTGCAGGGTGCGTACACTTTTGACGGTTACGCTCGCTTATCTTTCGCCAGACTAACGCAGCTTTTTCTTTGGGCAGGGTATCGAGTTCGTCTACGATGCTGTGCGCTACTTCATAGGCAACGATTCGCTCTGGGCGGTCATAGCTTCGCAGGATGATTGTCCCATAGCCCTCGATGGCAACTGTGTACTCTGAACGGTTCGATTTATACGGTAAGCCCAATAGCTCTAACTCTTCTTCTACGCCAGTTAATGCGCGAAGCCTAAGCAAGTCATAGGTCGGCATATAGTAGCCGCCGTTTATACTGGGGTCTTGCACCATCAAACAGATTAACCGAGCAATTCCAGCTTTAGTCTTACCACTACCCAACCCACCGACCAACGCAGGGTATTTTGATTCCGCGCAAACGAATTCTTCTTGTGGGCTAGTCAGACTTAGTTGCACGAACGATCTGTATTACGTTGTCAGATGATGAAGATATAGTGGTTGTGTCTTGGTCTTTCCACCCTGCTTGTGTCTTTAAATAGAAAATAGCGGCAGTCATATTGCCTTTTCTGGCTTGGCTAATCAGATTACTAGCGATTCCAGCTATTGCTTTAGCCTTCCCTTTTTTATAAGCGTCAGAAACCTCGGGCTGTCTAGCTTCGATTGCCCTCAAAGTAGTCTCCGATATAGAAAAATAGTCCGCTAACTGTTTTTTTGACAATACGGAAGCAAGACTTTCTACCATCTTTATCTGCTGCTCATCGAATACTATCGGTGGACGTCCTCCACCTTCGCCTTGATTGCCTATTTTCATTTCACACCAACATACTCAAATGACGCTGTTATTCTTGCGTCTGAAGTTGAGCCAGCCAATACGCCTGATTTTGCCGTATTTTGTAATCGACTAGGCTTTCTTGTCATTATCCATTCTTTGTCTCGCTGCATTGAATGAATAAGCGCAGGAGATGCCACCGTTGTTCTGACTCTAAATCCTTGATCTTTATACTTTTGTGCTATTTTTTTTCTGATTATAGACCCTATTCCTATGCCTTGGTAATCGGGTTTAACCACTGTCCTATGTAATCGTTTAACATTCTTCATAGTTGGGTGGGGGAAATGAAGCACACTACACCACGCAACAGGCTCACCATTGATTTCTGCTATGTATTTGTGAGCGGCGTTATTATGGTCGTGACTTAAATAGTGATAGTCCATAAATAAGCGCCATTCGTGCTGTTCTGCTTTCCGAATGCCGATTTCGATTTTGGGTCGCCGAAGACTCCCCCTAGTAAATTCCATTTTATTTACATCGTATATCCAATCAGGCTCAAGCCATTCGGCAATATCGTAATGACAGCTAACAGCAATAAACTGCTTATCAGTCTTCCTAATGAACTTTTGAATAGCAGCAGAACCAACGCAAGCAACTTGCCTATCTACAACGGAAGTAAACTCATCGTAGATAAAAGGTTTATCTGCTTCTAATATCAATCTCGCCAATTCAGCGCGCATTTTTTGCCCATTAGACAGCACATGAAAGGGCTTTAGCCAATCAGGAGGCGAGGCAAATCCCACTTTACTCAATATTTCGGTTATTTCTTTTGCCGATAAGTCTTCTGGGAAGTCATCAACAATGCTTTTACCTGCCCATTCAAACCCATCGAATAGTAAAAAATCTTTAAATAGCGTTTTGGCTATCGTTGTCTTACCTGTTCCCGATGCCCCAACGATCAATCCTACATTCCATTTGCTATTTTCTATAGGAATATCAACATCATACTCCTTTTTTATTATATCCATGTCGCAATCGAACATAGATTTAACTTTATTAGCTCGGAATGATTTACCCGTTTCTGATTGGACTACAAACTTTGAACTCGGCATTTGTAGCCCTCTGCTTCTAATTTATTAAATATCTTTTCTTGTTCCATTTCATCATCGCATTCCACGACAATGTTAAATATCTCAGCGTAGGATTCTTCTTTTAATTCTGGCTCTTCAATATTAAGCATTTCCGATAATTCATCTGCCGAAAAGCCTAATAATTGGGTATCAAAATTCAGGTCTTGTAACGATTCGATCTCTGCTAGCAACACTTCGGTGTCCCAACCTGCATTCAATGCCAGTTTGTTATCAGCTATAACATAGGCTTTGCGTTGAGCGTCAGTTAATGCGCCTAGCGTAATTGTTGGTACTTCATCGAGTTGTAAGACCTTTGCAGCCATCACTCTACCATGACCTGCTATGATCGTTCCTTCGTCATCGATGAGTATGGGATTGGTAAAGCCAAATTCGCGTATAGATACCGCGATTTGCTTAACTTGCGCCTCAGAATGAGTGCGCGAATTGTGTATATACGGAATTAAGTCGTCCGTG